GACCCGTTTCCGATTCCACTTGCGTGGAAACGCTTTCGTTCAATGGATTGGGGATATAACGACCCTTGCGCGGTTTACTGGCATGCGGTTGCACCCGACAGGCATATATACACCTACAGAGAGATTTACCAGAATCAAACGCTTGCGCAGGACATGGCAAGGTTGATTATCCAAGAGACTGGAAAGGACATTATTTCTTACACCGTTGCTTCGCCCGACATGTGGCAGAAGCGCGGAACTAAAGACGTGATGGGCGGCGAGTGCATTGCAGAGACTTTCGGGAAAATGAAAGTTCCGCTTATCAAAGCCGACAACGACAGAAAAATCGGCTGGCAGAGAATGAGGGAGAACATGGCAATTGCTCCCGATGGGAAACCGTACTGGCAGATTTTCTCGAACTGTCACAACCTCATTCGAACGCTTCCCGTTTTGTTTTATGACCAGCACGACCATGAGGACGTTTCTGGCAACTGTGAGGAACACGCGGAGGAATCGTGCAGGTACGCCCTTATGAGCCGACCGTCACCCGCCAGAGAGAAGCCAACTGCGGAGAGAGCCGCTTACCAATACAATCCGCTCAGCCCGCCGCAGAAGCGAAAGGAAAGCGGGTTTTTTAATTTGTGAGGGATAAGAAATGCAGTTAAACACAAAAACGGTTGAACAGCGCATCCGCGAGGGGTTCTTCAAAAAGCATCGGGCGGGGGATGTGAGCGACGATTTTGTTGCCGCGATTTACGAGCAATTTGGTGAGTTCGCCTCGCACTATACGCCTGAATGGAATCGCCTAGAGGATAACGAGCGCGTTTATCATGGCGATTCTTGGTCTAAGTCGCCCTACACGACGCAGAAGGTTGAGGACGACACGAACGCGCCGAAGCCGTCTGACCCGATTATCCATACGGCAGTAGAATCTGTAACCGCCGACATTTTGCAGGAAGAGCCGGAAATTGTCATTCATCCCGACGCGACGGGGTCTAAGATTTCGGCGCAAGTGTTGGCGCGGGTTGCGAATCAAGAGCTTGGCTCTTGCCGATTTGGAGCACAGTGGAAACCGACCATCCATGACATTTTGGTTGGCGGGTGGACGGTGTTTGAGAGCGGGTATGACCCCGACATGAACATCGGAAATGGCGGCGCGTACATTCGCAACGTCGTGAACACGAACTTCATGTGCGACCCCGAAACGGTTGACATTCAGGAAGGGCGTGCGTGCTTCAAATTTGTGCGTCGTCCGCGCGACTGGTTTGCGCAGAGGTTCCCCGATCAGTACGACTACATGACGGACGATCTCGACATTCAGTCCACCGACACGTACAGTGCGACCACGGTTCCGACTTCGAGCGACAAGCGGCTTCGGATGATCGAAATGTGGGTGAGAATATATAACCCAAAGACGAACAAGTATCAAGTCCACTTCGTTCAAGTCGCGGGGCATCAAGTTCTGTACAACAGCGCCGACGATTACCCCAACGGATATTACGACCACGGAGAATACCCGTTCGTTGTGATTCCGCTGTTTCCAGAGAAGGGTTCCGCGCTGGGCTTTGGCATCGTTGACCTGTACAAAGATCAGCAGAGGTACGCGGACAAGCTCGATCAGTTCATCCTCAAAAACGCGTTTCTTGCGTCGGCAAACCGGCTGCTCAACACGGATGCAAGCGGGTTTGACGACGACGATCTTTCCGACTGGTCGAAAGAGGTTATCCACGGCGACCAGATTGGCGGCTTGCAATGGTTCGACACGAAGCCGCTACCCGGCTACCTGTTCGATTACGTTCTGATGAAGCGGCAGGGGATAAAAGAGGGAAGCGGCGCGAACGATCAAGCGCAGGGCAAGACGGGGAACGGCGTAACCGCGAAGTCCGCGATTGCCGCGCTTCAAGAAATGGCGACCAAGAGGTCGCGCGGCACGGCACAAGTATTGCACGAGGGCTTCAAGGTAGCGGCGCGACAGATGCTTGCCGTTCTTCGCCAGCATACCACCATGACGCGCGAAGTCACCGTGATTTTGGAGGGGCATGAGTTTGCGTTCAACTACGACAAGACGCAGATAAAGCCGAAAGCGGTTGACGGGAAGGTTCTCACAAAGTCCGAATATGAATCGTTCTTCCGCGTCATTCGGGACGGTCTGAAAAAGCGCGAACTCCCCATCGAATACTTTGTCGATGTGAAGACGGCGCGGCAGACCGAATACGACAAGATGGCGAACAACGAACTTGTGTACGAGCTTATGGCGAGAGTTCCGAACGCCGACCCTGTGCTGATGCTTGAACTTCTCGACATTCCCGATAAGGAACGCTACATCGAGAAAATACGACTGGCACAACAGGGCGGGATGATGGCCTTGCAACAGCAGAACGCGCAGTTGCAGGAAGCGCTCAAACAGCAGGAGGAACAGCTACAGGCGGCTGAGGAATCGAGACAGGCCGCAACCGCAATCATGGCATCCAAACAGCCGCAAGCGGCGGCACAGCCCGCGCAGACCGCGCAGAAAACGGCATAAGGCGCGACGGCGCTTTTGCATAAATTGGCGACGACTGCCGTAAAGGTCGATGGGGAAACCCATATAGGAGATTTTTCATGGAACAGAATCCGGTCGCAACAACTCCCGTTGTGGAAGCACCCGCGCAAGCCGACGTTGCGCAAGACAATGCGGTTTATGCCGCAGACTTACTGAAACCCGCAGAACAGCCCAAAGCGGAAGCGGCGCAGACCCCTAGTACGCCGCCGCCGTCGCCCGAAAAGCCAAAAGCTCCCGTCAAAACGCAGGAAGAGATTGACCGCGCGGTTTCTCTCCGCTTGCAGGACGCGGAACGAAAAGCGAAGCAGAAAGCAGAATCCACGCCGGAATATCTGGCGGGGAAAATTGCGATTGATGCTCGTGCGGCGAAGGACGGCGTTTCCCGCGAAGAAGCTGCTAAGCGAATTCAGCAGGAGTACGAACAGCAGGAAAACGAGCGGCTTGCGAAAAATCCCGCCGAAATGGTGCGGACGCTCAAAGGCATACTCGCAAAGGAACAACCGACAACCGAACCCAAAGCGCAGACCGAAACTCCACCCTCTTTGGAGCAGTTCACGACGGAAGCGAAGACGCTTCTGGTTGAAGCGGCAGAGGCAGGGTTAATTCCCGCCGACTATACCGTAACGCCGGAGCTTATCTCCGCTATCTATGCGAACCGCTCTAATCCCGTGAGGCTTGCCGCCGAAATCGCGAAACTGCGTACCGCCGCCCCCGTCGAAACTGATGCTGTTGCTGATGCACAGCCCAAGCGCAACAATGCGCCCATTCGGACGACTGGCGAGAACGCGAGAACCGCTGAAAAGGACTGGCGAGACGTGCCAGACGAAGAAGCGGCAAGAGTTTTCGAGGAGATGAAAAACGGAACGCGTGAGGGGAAAAAGTATTACTGGTAACACGCGATTCTAACGACTGTTGGCTTCGCGTGTTGACAAAAATTCAACACACGGAGGAATAAATACAATGTCTACGGTGATTAACACCACGACCACTGCCGCCAACTATACGATGAAAACGGCGTATGAGAAACAGCTTCTCCTGCGCACCAAAACCCAGTGGGTACACGCACAGTTTGGCAAGAAGTACGCAATTCCGTCGAACAATGGTTTGATCGTCGAAATGCGCAAGAGCAACCCGTACACCCCCAGCACGACCGATCTGCTTCTGTCTGAGGGCGTAACGCCGACCGGGCAGACCTACGGGCAGACCCGCGTTCTGGCGACCGTCGCGCAGTATGGCGCGTTCGTCACGCTGACTGACCTGCTCGAACTTACCGCCTACGACAACCTCATCGGCGAGAACACTGAACTGCTTGGCGAACAGCTTGGCACGACGCTTGATTGGGTTGTGCGCGACGCGATGATTGCCGACGCTTCCGTTCAGCGCGTCGGTTCCCGCTCCACGATGCTCACCATCGTATCGACCGACAAGCTGTCCGTCGATGAAGTCCGCAAGGCTGTGGCGACGCTCAAAAAGGCGAAGGCGCGCCCGTTCTCCGATGGTTCGTTCGTGATGATCGTTGACCCCGATGTGGTCTACGACATTCAGGATGACGCGGATTGGAAAACGCCGAACACCTACAGCGGCACGAAG